TTTTAAGCAGCCTCAGAGTAATTTACTCTGAGGCTGCTTTTGTTTGATATAAAATATAATAAAATAAAAGCCGAGACGAAAGATACAGGATCAACCTGAAAATTTGTGGAAGATTTATTTTTGTTCTATGCAAACAGGTTATGAATTATTGTTACCCGAAGGGTTTTTGAATTACTTTGAAGTAGTTGAGGTTGATACGTTAGAAAAAGTCATTATCCTTCATTTAGATGAAAAAGTTTTGTCATCAGAAGAGAATAAAGACAATCAGTTTATTAAAATAGTAGATAATGTCAATACTTTGATTCGTAATAAGTATATGATAATCGATACAGATGAATATAGTGTGGCAATGCTTGACAACCTTTATGATCACTTTCTTGAAGTAGAGAACCAACCTGACGGAATTCGAAAATTCGAAGGTGAAGCCATGAGAAATTTTTGTAACAGATTAAAAACTTATTGTGATTTTCATAGGGGTTTTAATGAACACTGGATGAAAGATAAGCTTTTGATTTCTCTCAAGTATAAAAATAATGATGTGATACCTTATGCATATTTTGATTATAACTTACAACAGGTAATTAAATATTAAAATTATCTGAATGAATAATAAGCCCTATTTTTAATTAAATAGGGCTTTTTTCACTATCTTTCGGACGATTATTCTTAACGAACCGAAACGCAATGAAAAAAATACTCCTTATTCTCGCTGTGGCGATGTCGCTTATTACCTCTTGCTCGAAAGGCTACTACGACAACCAAAGCACATAAATAGTAGTATAATGAGTGCATATATTTTCATAATTCAAATTTCCACTTATTTTTCTTGAATAAGGATTTGTTTATTCAAACGTAAGAAAGTAGGGTGTAAATAACACTCTTAGGTTATCTTATACCCTACTAGCTAACCTATTTACAGCCTTAATAATCTCTCTTTTAAACATGTAAGATAAGTATTCATACTTGTTGCTTGAATATGTAAAAGAGTTCTTTGGACAGATTCAATACTAACAACTTTTTCACTTTTAAGAAAATCATCTAATTTGTTTAGTTTTTCTTCAAGTTGATCATGTTCTAACACTAACCTTTCTTTAAATGTATTCATAATATTATTGGGTTTTACAAAGCCCTCCCAGAGCTAATTTCACTATCTCTTAACTGATATCCTTTAATAAAGGCTTCACATTTTGCTTCTTGGAGATCTCTGCGTGCACACCATTCTCTACTTGCCGGGCCAATAGATACAGGACGTGGATAGATTTCTCTAGCTTTTTGTTCGACTGTTTTCATTTTGTGAGTTTTGTTAAAACATAATTGTTACATTCTTCTATTCCGGAGACTATCGAATCTTCAAACCGTTTATTTACGGTTTGATCTTCGAGTAGGGCCACATCATCTTTATTATCCTGAAATAAGAACTCAACCAACATGGCCGAATAGTTACCCGTCAAAACTGTGAAGTTTGATTCTTTGTCACGCTCCAGGTACTCATCTTTAGAGTATCTGTGTTTAGCTTCCGGGAACCATTCTTTTAATTGCTTCAAAACAAAATCTGCAAAAATATCGGAAGTGGTACGACCTACGGAAGTGAACACTTCTATACCTGAGGCTTGCATCCAGTTAGAACCGTCACCGGCTGCATTGTTATGCAATGAAACCATTAAAGGGATAAGATCCGGATATTGTTTTGCTAAAGCATTGGCAGCTTGTACACGCTTAGTAAGACCTATTTCCTTATCAGTTGTGTTACTCCAGACTACGGTATAACCGTATGCTTTCAATAAAATCTCTATTTGCTCGCATCGTTCACGGCTCCATTTGTATTCTCTGTGTCTGCCATCGGGAGATCGTTTACCGGGTGTTTCTTCTCCGTGTGCCGGATCAAGTATGATCAGTAGTTTCTTCATATTTAATCGTTTAAAATATTATCTAAATTCTTACCTGTTTTACTTTCCATCTCTCCTTTTAGCTGAAGACGGAATATCTTAAGAAATGGGAAATCAGGATAAATAATCAGTAGCGATGCCGATATACTCCACAACTCACAGCCGGCGGCGATGGCAGCCGCAACCTTTATACCTATAAAACCTGTGTCGTGTGCAATTTTTTCAATCACGAATACACCTATAAGCATGAACGAGTAGCATCCGACTTTAAAGCAGGTGTCACGTATAGCCTTGGAGAGTATAAATTTTTTCAACTTTACAGCTGCTATTATTCCGCAAATCAAATCAGCGACAATACCGCCGCCAACAACAGCAAAGCAGTACCATTCGGGCAATAAAAAATTACCGAAATAGCATAGTATCAGCAATAGGAAACCATAGGTAGATGTGAATAATTTTTCTATATGAAAGAAAATTGATTGGATAAAAGATGTTATCATGACTTTCGTTTTTATTTCAAAAGTCGGCAGTTTCAGGGGAGATAGAAAGGACAAAAAAAGCCTGAATCTTTCGACTCAGGCTTATGGTGGTATTCTATTTTTCGGCATCATCTTTTATTTCAAGAAATTTGCCAAGCGATTCATAAAGAAACCGGGCTTCTTTTTCGGTAATGTCATTTATGCTACCACTCGCGGCGAAAAGATGATATAATACTTCGGGAGATTTGTTATACCCGATAATCAATTCCTTGTGTACGGCTATGCTCATTGTATGCCTCCTTTCATTAAAATGAAGATAATGGAGAGGATAACCATCCATTCGATGGGCGAAACAGGTTGGTATTTGTGTACTTTCATGATGTGGCTCCTTTCCAGTTTATTGTAAATGATATAAACAGGTCGTCGCTCAGTGCTGATACAGTATAGCTGCGGACTCCTTTTTCTTCGGTCATTACAAAGTGTTCGTCTTTAAATCGCGGATCATTCATTATATCGAGCCCTGCACTAATTGCACTAATCTTTTCACCTATCTCGGGGCGTATGGTATCAAAAACAGGTGTACCGGCTACCATGCGCGGCGATTTTACTTTTCGGTTTGTTTGTTTCTTTGTTTTCATGCTTGTGCCTCCTTTACTAAAAAAGTAATACCTATAAATTCTTCTTCGCTCATTGTTCCGTCATAATAAACTTTGTCTGCAATTGTTGTATCATATTTACATTCAAGACCATTAGGTAACATGACATATATAATACTATTATCGGGAATCTCATTAGACATCACTCCAGCAAAGATCCACTTTGAAAGATCCGGAAAATCAGTATACTCTATCGAGCCGGTTACTTCGTCTTTTACGAAAGGATCTGTTACTCGAAATGTGGCGGTTTGTTTTGCTTTTCGGTTTGTTTGTTTCTTTGCTTTCATGCTTGTGCCTCCTTTTCTTCAAATATTAACTCTATTAATTCGGTAGTTGAAATACGCCCTTTGCTAAAACAGTAGTGCATAAGTGTCAGATTTAGCCAAAAGCTATTACCATCGGGCAGGGTCACTTTGAAATCTACTTCTTCGGGATAGTCCTCATTCCATAGTTTATAGATTTCTTCAAATAGTGATTCTAATGTTTCGTATTCGAAAGGGTGTTTTAATCCATCGCAATCGGTAAAGACATAGGCGGTTTGTTTTGTTTTCATATTCGTAGGGTTTTATATATTATCAAGGAATAAACTGTATTCTTCTTTTGTAATTAATCCATTTTCTAAATAAAAATTTACAGAATAATCTGCATAAACATGACTGTCAAATTGAAAATCAATACAGAATAAACCATCCGTCAGCGATAAACTTCCTGTTTCTTTTAATTCTTCCCAATAAGTTTTTCCGTCAATCATTTCACCATCTACATAGATCGAATTAACTCTGCAACTCCAAAATTCCTGATTAACGGAAACATTAAAACCATATAGTTTATTGATTGCACGTTTACACTGATTCAAAAATGAGTTGAAATCTGTCTTAGAAGGTCGGTCTGTTTCGTAAATCAATTTCATATTTGTGGGGTTTAGTATTAAACTACTTAGTTTTATCCTGCACCACAAAATAAAACTAATTAGTTTAATAAACCAATACACAAACAGTTAATAAAATTTAATTATTAAACTATATACATTTACCGATTGCAATATATTGCACTACATAGTATTAATTTCTATATTTGTGAAATTAAACTATGTAGTATTATGGATTTTAGAAAAAGAATAAAAGAGGTATGCCAAATAAAAGGCATAACACAAAAGGATTTAGCCGAAAAATTGGGAATAACGGATATTAGTTTGAATAAAACACTTCGAGGAGAATATCCGCAATTACAATCATTAGAAAAAATAGCTAATGCTTTAAATGTAGATATAACAGAATTATTTGATGCACCCAGTAAATCTGGAACAATAGGAATAATAAGACACAACGGAGAGGCTTACGGAATCAATTCCATTGAAGATATAAGGCAGTTATTAACTAAGATCGAAAAAGGCGAGTAATTACTACTCGCCTTTTTCTATGCTGTTTAAATGTATTTATTTTTTTATTGCAGCGGTCAATAAACTATACGCTTTATTAATTTTAGCCCCATCCTTATCCTTTATATCTATATCTACATAACCGTCAGTTGAATATACCCTTACCTTGGTGGCTACTGCATCGCCTGAGAATTTAATAATATCATCCCCCTTATACATTGCATGAATGCCCATAATAGCACTCCAACTAAGACCTGTAACGCCTTCACCCTTCCCTGATAATACATGAGATATAGAATTTAAAGTAGCAACTGAGTCATCGTTGAATTTGAACATAAGTTTAGCATCATTCGAGATTGAAGTAATTTCAACTGTAATCCATTTTAAATGCAAATAGGTAGTTCCATTTTCATAACGAAGCATAAACATAAGGTTATCTCTACCCGTTAATACATTTCCCCCTTTTATTTTTTCCCAAGAAGTATAAATGACCTTATTGCCTGTAAAATCGTCAACCTCGTTTTTTTCAATTTTCTGACTAAAAGCTAATATGGGAAACAATAAGAACAATACAATAAATAAATTTTTCATTTTTATATAAATTATTATTAATTAGTTATCAACCAACTACCATCCGATTGCTTCACCACCTGATAGCGTTTTAAGTTTTTATTTTTCTCCTTGGCAATACCAGATATTGCATCACCTCCAAATCTTTGAAAACGTGATCCGCATTTGTTACATATAAGATCATATGTTCCTGTAAGTGGAACGAGCATATTAACTTCAGGTTCATTCCACTCCATTATACATGCCCAATCAAAAGCATAAAGTATTTTTAAAGTTGGGTCATTCATTAATCTTATGATGCCGCTTTTACCCACTTTAGTAGTATCAGTAACACGAAAATCTACAGCCCATGGAAGATCTTTTAAATCATCCGCATAGAATTTTATATATACCGGGTAAATCTTATCTCCATCGCTGTCACGATCGGTTGTGTCTTCATCTTTCGAGTCAGAACAATAATTAGCATATTCAGCCCATTCAACTTTCTCTTTCGTTGAATTGGCTAGTATTAGTAATGCTTCATTCTGACTATTCGCTATCATTGGCTGATAAGTGATTAATGTATGTTTTAACAAAAGTAATACTAATTTGGATAAATGTACAGAATATGGTTTGATTATTGTATCGGGCTCATAGCTGGGCTCTCAATTGGAACCCGAGCCCACTTAATTGCGGTATATCAGTTGAGGTTCAAAGTGGGATTTTAGTACTTATTTCGGGAAAGAAGATTAGATATAAAGTTGCATATAATCAGCTATGAATGTGCCATTTGGATAGTATTATGAGCTCTCAGCCGTTGGGACCCGATTTGGAACCCCGAAAAAAATAAGCCCCTGTAAGTTATTGTCTTACAGGGGCTTTAAACATGTATTTGAGGTTCCTGGCGGTCACTAAATGAGATTTCCTCAATTTTGCAGTGAGACCTCGACTGATCTCGTTTTTTATGTCCCAGATTGTCCCATAGTATCACAGGGAAACACAAAGAAATCTCGCAAAGCAAAAAATTGAGACCCAGATTGAGACCTTGAATATAATAATCAAAAAAATCAATTAGTTATTTATAATCTTTCTCCCACAGCTCTCGCTCCCTTTTCGATTCCTCATTCGATTCATTATACTCATAAAGGATACGAGAATACTCATCCTCAAAATCATTGTTTCCAAATATTCTAGGAAAATTGAGAGGTATATTTTTTATTAAATTGTACTTAGTTATTAATCTATCGTTTTTTTCATTTGGTACTGATTCCCATACATCCCCCAAGGTTGATAATGAATTTAAAAAGAATAAATATTGTTCTTCATTACTCAATGTTGCCCTCAACGATTTAATATAGTTATATTTTTCATCGTATGACAAAATTGTTTGATTATCAATATAAGTGACTATTTGATATAGCTGTCGAAAATAAATGGCGAGCTTTTTAGAAGCTCCCTCCAACATAATATTATGGCTTTGGAAATAATGATTCATCTTATTGATGACATTAGGCTTAGGCTTACTTTCTTCTATTGTATTTAATTGTAAATATTCTCCATAGAAGAAATACAAGTAAGATAGGTTTAAAACACCTTTCTTTGATCTCTTTACTTTTAGATTTTTTTCACAAGACTCTAATATAGAGCAAAATAATTTAATCTGCTTGGAAAAATAATCCTCTTCATTTTCTATTAAGTAGTAGTAATATTCATTGTGTTTAGCCAACATTGTATAAAAGTGATTCCCAATTTTTTTTTTAAGTTTGTCAATATCGGCACTTTGTTGTTCTTGTAGCTGTCTCAATCTCCCCTGCTCTGCATTTTTTTTGTCTTTAAGATATGTCTTGACTGCATAGAAAACAGCAATAGCTGCAAGAATAGTACCAATTACACCACCTACAAAATCCCCATAAGTTCCAAATAATTCGTGGTTTATAGGAGCACAATACCATAGGTCTTGTTTTATCATCCAAGGGATAGCAATAAGGATTAATATCAAGAATACCAGAATTATAGGATATTTATACTTGTTTAATACTTTCAAGATAAGCTTAATGTTTTTCATTATTCAAAGAGTAATATTTAATCCAATATTCTAATTTCTTTTTTAGGTTGTTAAAAACTATATAACTAACAGGTCTGTTATCATCAATCGAACTCAAATGCTCATCAACTAACTCTAACATTTTATTAATGAATCCTCTTTCATAAGAAGCTTGTGTATGACCTCCGCTCAAAATATACCTTCTATCTAAAGCCATAATGAAATTATCTATAGCTCTTGGAATAGATTTTGTAAGCTTTCCAAAGATAGGTAGTGCATCTACATCCTTCAAGGTATAATTATTTTTGCCTTCTACTACATTTTTTTCTAAATCTCCTTCTGTCCCTCCAATGACATTAATAATAGCCTCAACAGAACTATCCATATCTGTATCGCTATCTAATTCATCATTCGCTTTTAGTATACACTTTCTAAAACGATGGAATTTTTCAGATTGAATAGAATCTACAGTCCAATTGCCAGATGTCTGTTCATGCAAGAAATGTTCTATTCTTAGGACTCTATCGTTAAGGCTCTTTTTTATTGAATCGATAAATATTTTAACTACTGATTTATCAACACAAAAATTGTGAATTTTGAGAGATTCTAACACTAACAAATCACTAAAGAGAGATAAATAGGTAGACAATTTTGTATAAGAAGTATCTTTTATTGCTTTAAGTACTTCTCTAATAATATTTCTTGCATCAGCGTCTGGTACATCATAAATACGGTTTATTTCCTTTCGTATTTTATCGTCCTTTGTTCCTTCTCTTCGAATTAATGAGGCTACTATTCTTTCTATTTCAGCTCTAAATGTTTTTATTTTAAATTCGCCTGAATCAATGTATTCAACAATGCTATCAAATGGCTCTCTTTGTGAAACATCAGTGAAATAGCCTTTTTCTTTGGGGAAATATAGATTCTCAATATCGCTTATTTTTTTCCAGAGTCTTTCCCTTTGTTTTCTTTGCTCTTCGGTTTCTTCAACTTGTTCATTCTTGTCCTCTTCCCAAGAGAGCATAATTCGCCGTCCTTGCTCATCAAGAGATAGTATTCTATTAGCAATTGGAAAACTCACACTTTGAATAATGTGGAATGAAACACCTTTCTTATATTCTATGGAAACAAATGCTGTATAAAAGACAATAAGTTCTCGTATAGTTGCATGATATTTTTCATCAATATTTTCTTTAACAGAATCAAATCCCCGTAATATCTCTTCTAATGAATCTATAGTGAACTGCAATGTCCTAAGGTTTTTACATTGTCCAGTTATAAATGTTTTTTCTATTAATTTCTTATCATTATCTTCCAATTTGAAAGTAGTTTCATTATTTTCAAGTATAGAAGGTTGTTTTTTGTCTGATTCAGAGCGTGTATATTTACTGAATATAACATCGTAAGTTGTATCTAAATCAAAGGATCGTCGAATATACTTTTCCTTTATAGTTGTAAACTCATTCTTTAGATATTCTTGTAGTTTCTTTTTATCTGCAACAAATAATACTTTGTTTTCAGAATGTTCTATATATGAGTTTATAAAGGCTAATAACTCCGTTAAAAAAGGAGTGTGGACACGTTCTAAATCATCGAAGCAGAATACTATATTTTCTGGTATTAGAGATTTAGGTCTATAATCATTTTCCGATTTTTGATTCTCAAATTGTGCTATTTCGAACTCTAATTGAGTTTCTTTCTTTTGAGGTCTCAAATTGATGGAAGCAAACATCAACTCCCTTAATCTCTCTGTAGTACTAACTCCTGCTAAGCTTACATATACAGGTCTATATTTATTATCAGTATTAGGCAGTGACACTTGCGATATAGCAGGCATAATTTCATTCTGTAGCAAGTATGTTTTCCCAGTTCCCCATTCCCCAGAAATCATCATAGCATAATTGGTCTTTTCTTTACCAATATATGTTAGTATTTTTTCTTTTATAACGTCTCCAGTCATGATATGTAGAATATTAGATTTATAAAGTAGTATTTTGTATTATGGGATGCTTTATTTGCTTTTCAATTCTTTTAAGAAGCCTTGAATATATACTAATACTTCATTGTCAAAATCTTTAATTCCTTGATTTTCTTGCAATGTAAAGACCTTATACATTCCATTTCCATAACCAAATTCCATAAAACCATCATAATAGTTAATATTCTTCAATTTAGCCCTAACGATATTCCTTACCTGTTCTTTGTCATCCTCATCTTTTAAGGCGAACCATTTATTGGGTGTCCAAATATCAATTTGAATTCCTGTATCTGTAAATTGAATATCTAGCTTATACTCATTGTCTTCTTCCGAAAACCCCCAAAATACCCAATAGTTCTTTCTGTATTGAGCCATCTTTTTGAATGGTTCATACTTTCCATTTAGTTTCTCCATAAATATATCAGTCCGATACTCATTTAAACCATTGGTCAGCTCTACAATAGATTTTACTCTATCCCATCCTCCTTGCTCTGATATTATTTCGTAAAATTCGTCCTTTATGTTTCTATCTAGTCCCATTTGTGATAAGTGTTTTAAAAGTTTTGAATATTCGTATATAAATGAGGTCGCTGAATTATTAATATTAGCTTTATAGCAAGGTAAAATCCAGCCATTATACAAGTCATCTGCCTTGTTTGAGAATGCTGGTAAATTTACTATAAGTCTGTTGATAGCATTATTGTCTGTAAAAGGGGCTTTCTTATTTTGATTAAGAGGTAAATACACGATAGAATCTACCGTATAGCCTAATTTTGTTTCATTAATATAATATTTTTCGAGTTGATTTTGTGTATCCCCTGCATTGTTAATTTTATTTTCAATGATAATACAATGCTTACTTTTTGAATCTCTAATGAGTATATCAATACGCCCTTTCAAATTCATTGAATCAGTTGGGTTTTCTATCTTTATCTCAACATTGCAATAGTTATTCTTGTTGATATCTACCCCATAGGAGTTTATCATGAAGTCAAAGAATAGATTTAAATAAGTATCTCCAGCTTTATGCTTTTCTAAAGGATCTAGCAGCAAGGCTATAATATCACTGTGATAGTTCTCTTTGTGAGAATTAACCGAAGAGATGGAAAATATATTGAACGAACTTTTTTCTATTTCTTTTTTGACTTTTTCTAATTTACCTTTTAGATTTTCGAATTCTGGTCTATATATAAACTCTCTCATATTCTATATAAATAGTGTCATACTTATTTCTTATTCTCTCCCCAATACTCAAAACACTCTCTCTGCAAATCTTCTAAGTCATGGTCAATCCCTAAATCATCACACAGCATGAAGAAACCAGTACTAGGAACACCCGTCGCTTTCTGTACAACAAGAGCACATAAGAAAGGTCTATCCTCATTTCTTTCATAACAAGAAATTCTAGCTAAAGTCTTGCTTAGCTTGCCCATGTGGCGATCATCATCGTCACTAACCAAATCACTATAAGTAAGTGTTTCGCCTTTGGATGCTGCTTCAATTAGCTTTTTCCGTATTTCGAGAGCTTCACTATCCAATATGATTTTATTTTTCTTTGATGCAGTCATATATAAGTCTGTTTCTTCGATTTAGATTAAGCTATAAATATAATCATTTTCTTTCATTTTTAACTTTTATGCGTAGAATTTAGTTTTTTATACTAATGGGTAGTGTCTATTTAGCTACTTTTGTTTATCAAAGGTATTCATGACGAGAGCCCATGACTAGCTGTCATATTTTGATGCTTTATTTTTGGCAAATAACTCTAAATATTGAGTTCAAGTCTAACAAGCACGGAACGGCTCTTGAAAATAAGTTATTGAATAACTTAAAATTTTTTTACAATGAGATTGAAACTGAAAGATTTAAAGAATACCGTTTACACCAAAAACAACATGCGGTTTTCTCTAAAGAATGCTACACAGGAGTGTTCCCTTGTCCGTGTTCGAATTAATGTAAATGGAAGCCGATTAACTTTTTACCTTCCATCCGATTACAAGGTTAGTCCCAATCATTGGGATAAAGAGGCTGGTAAAGCTATCGAAGATTCTAAACATAATCCCGATTTGAAAGGCAATCCTCAATTACAAACTATCTTACGGAATGTAAACAAAGAGATTGAGAAAACGACCAATGCTCTGATTAAGGTCATGGAAGATTTCAAGCTCAGAGATATACGTCCTACTACAGATTTGGTTCGGGAAAAACTAAAGAAAGAATTAAATCGTTCTGAAAATACAGAAAAACGCATTTTTACTGATTTTCACTCATTCATTGATTATTACATAGCATTGTGTCGAGAGGGTTCTATTCTCAACAACAAAGGCGGAAAATTAGTTGATGGCTCAATCAGAAACTACCTGTCAACTCAAAGTGCATTGAAAAGGTATTCAACTAATCGTAGAGTTAAACTCAGATTTGAATCTATTACTGTTGAATTTTACAATGATTTTATCAAGTTCCTGAATGAAGCAACGCATGCAAGGGGACAGTACAGACCTAATGTTGTCGGAAAATTCATTAAGAATATAAAGGTTTTTATGCGGTATGCCTATGAAAATGATTACACAACTAATGATGATTACAAGAAACGGGAATTCAAGGTTTATAAAGAAGATGTTGAGACCGTTTATTTGACAGAAACAGAACTTGATGCACTATATGATTTGGAATTGCCAGAGAGCCAAGCCCATGTTCGAGATGGTTTTTATGTTAGTTGCTATACAGGGCTTCGATACAGCGACTTGGCTCGATTAGAAGAAAAGCACATCAATTTTGAACGGAAAATTATATCTATCGTTACTCAAAAAACAAATGCACCTGTTGTTATTCCAATTCATCCAAAAGTTGAAGCGATTTTCAGAAAACATAATAATCAACCACCTACGATACAATGTAATCAATCAACCAATCGTATGATAAAAAAACTGTGTCGTATGGCTGATATTACAGACCTTATCTCCGTAATGGAAACAAAAGGCGGAATCAAAAAAGAGCAGACATACGAGAAATGTGAACTGGTAACTTCTCATACGGCTCGAAGAAGTTTTGCGACAAATGCTCACTTAAGTGGTCTTCAAAGTATAGCTATCATGCAAATTACAGGTCACAAGACAGAATCGTCTTTTATGCGATATATTCGGGTATCGAAAGAAGAAAATGCTCTGTCTTTATTATCTCACTCATTCTTTAGCTAAAAATCAAAATCTATTATAATTCAATGGATTATCCTTAATCAGATAATCCATTTTTTTGTTGTAAAAATTACAGTTATGAAAAAAGAAATTATCATTATCAACGATATGGAGGATTTTATGAAAGAAATTAGCTCCATCGTTCGAAAGATTGTCAAAGATGAACTGAATGGAAAAGAAGAATTGAGTAAGAAATCAACAAAAGACGCTTTGTTTACAAGAGCCGAAGTTTGTGCCCATCTCCATATTTCTTATGCTACGTTACATAGATACGTTAACGCTGGTGTCTTTATTTGCCATAAAATGGGCAGACGGTCTCTGTTTAATATGAAAGAGGTAGAAGCAGCCCTTATAAAAGTGAATGTCTAATTTTACATAACTGCTTAATATTTCTGATATTTCCATTAGTTTTGTAGAATAAAAACTAGAAGTTATGAGAATATTATTCATGTCCGACACACATGGAAAGCACCATGAATTACAAAATCTGCCTCAAGCTGATATGCTTATTCATGCTGGCGACATAACTTGGGGTGGAACAGTAGAAGAAGTTACTGATTTTGTTGAATGGTTCGGTTCGTTAGATTACAAATATAAAATATTCATTGGTGGTAATCATGATTTTTGTTTGGAGGAGAAAGAGACAGAAACTATTCAACGCTTTTTACCCAAAAACTGCTTTTATCTCTGTAATAGTGGCGTAACCATTGAAAATATAAAAATATGGGGCATTCCATTTTTTCTTTCGGATGATATTAATGGATTTCTTCCTCAACAGATTGCCGAAATCCCATTTAACACTGATATTTTAATTACACACAACCCTCCATTGGGAATTTTAGATAAATCAACCTTGGGGGCAAATATGGGGGATGAAGATTTACAACAACGAGTTAAAAAAAACAAGCCCCAATATCATCTATTCGGACATATTCACGAGTGCTATGGTCTCCAAAAAGCTACTAGCACCACATTTATAAATGGTAGTGTATTAGACGAAAATTATAATTTGGTAAATGAGCCTATTGTCTTAGACTTATAGATATCAATAATTTTATCCCCGTTGTCTATAATAACAACGGGAAATTTCATATAAATATCTATTATTACCCTACTACTTTTTCGATTCTTGGTCTGCCTCTCTTCTTCTTTTGGACGAGAAGATTGTTTAAATAGACACTTGGTTTAAAGCGAACTACTTTCTTTGCTGGCAGTTCCAATGGTTGCATTGTTTGTGGGTGTATACTCATTCGGGCAGCCTTGTCCTTCACAGAGAACGTTCCAAACCCAAGAATGATAACATTGCCATTGTTCTGCATTTCTGCACTGATAGCCTCTATAATGGCTTCAAATGTCTTTCTCGTGTCGTTTTTGCTGATTCCTGTTATTTCAGAAACAGCATTCACTAACTCTTTTTTGTTCATGTCTTATTGATTTTAATTGATATTCAATAATATTTTCAAGAGTTATTCCGTTGGATTTCAATTAGACGAGTTGTCATATCTTTACATAAAAGCGTCATAGCCTTGAAGTCAGACTATGACGCTTCGTCATATTGATAATAATTGAGAGTCAGATGTTTATTTCATATTAATACCAATTCATTCACAGCTTACTTATTAAAGCTTAGTAATGACAGTAATGTCCATTTCGACAGCTATATAATGCTCTATTCGAGCCCCTTTGGATTGTTGCCAATTATTGAGCATAAAGATACCGTCACAACGCATCAGTCCTCCGATGTCCTCTAACATATGGTCTATCCAGCCTTTGGTATCTGGATCGTGGTTATTTTTCATAGGATTTACAGGAATATATCCTTTTTCCAATAACAAGGCTTCGGCTTCCTCGAAATTCCTCTTGGCTTCGCTTAAAGGTATGCCTGTTATTCGCCCTGATATATACACTGTTTTGATTTCTTTAGGTTCATAAACCTTTAACTTTCTCATATTCAATTTATTTAAATGATTATACAATTCTTTAATTATCTATCAGTTGGGCTATTTAGTATCAGATAACCACCCAAGTCTTGCGGTTCCCCAAGTTTCGGCAATTCGTCTATAATATCCCAAACAAGATTTCCTCCTAAAATGGATTGAGCTAATACGGCGATATTATAGAGTGGCTCTAATTCCAGTTTGGAATCTTTGCTACCCAAGAATAGCAGTTTGTTATTACCATTGGTAACTATTTGGGTACAGATAGGAATTACTTTCTGTATTCCGATGGCTGTTAGACGGGTATAGTCCAATGTTATAATCATTAAATCGCCTCTAATCATATCTATTATTTTGATTTTGAAGTAATTCTTATTTTCCATGTTGTTAATTAAATCCCAAAGATGCAACCTGTTATACGTCATTTTCTGTCGTTGTTACTGATTATTTGGCAAAAAAATAACCGTTACAACTGAATGTAACGGTCTTTGCTCTTTTAAAAGAAAATAATTAATTCAGTTCCATTAAGAAACCATTCATTGATTCGTTATCATTATAACTAAATTCTTGAAGTATTTCTGCATTACCTTTCGAATCGATAGTACCTATACATTGTTTTCTCTTTTCCCAATTATTTCCAATAAACGTAATTGGCTTACTATCTTTATATTTCCCAATTATTGCAGCAATTTTATAACCTTGTGCATCTTTTACTGTTTTTTGGGTCATTGTACTAAATTCGGTGATTATCAAGTCGCCATTACTCTTAGAATTAAATGATGCAGTTGAATTTGTAGCCATATTTGGGTATGAACCACCTTTGTATAAACCACCGCCATATTGAGGTTCTCCGCTTATAAATCCACTTATTAAATCATTAGAAATTTGTTTTAGATTATTGTAATCAAAAGATATCAATATTCCATTTTTGCCATCAGGCGTTCCAATATAAATTATTTGACTAGTTTTTGATGTATTAACAGATATTGGAGCTATTACGAAACCTATTGGTATATTTGGTGGTAATTCAAAATTTGATGAAAATCTTAGGTTTGGATTATCAAATTGATCACTAAAGCCATATTCGGCTGGATTTTCGCCACCAGAAAAATAAAATATTGAATATGTTGTAGTTCCATCAGAATTTTTCTTACTGCAAATTATATTGATAATATCGTCAACAACACTATAAACTGGAATGTAATTATCCCATCCTTTATATCGTTCCATTTCAGATAATTCGTTAACTTCATTCAATCGGAAACTTCCATATTTGTGTTGACCATTTACCATATGAACAAAATATGAGCCATTAGATAGAATTTTTACATCATCTGTATCTTTAAAAATTTGTTCTACATTATAAGATTGTAAGTCAATTTTCAATAATTCTGCAACAGCTTTTACATAACAATATCTTTCTTTATCATAGTAAGAAGTGTAATCGTTTGTGTTAATTAAATCTATTCCACTAATTGGGTCTTTTGGATTTAATATAACACCTGTATTTTTATTAACGATATAACTAATGTAATATGTAAATTTTTGATCTGGGTCATCAAGTGTACTATTTGTATTAATGATAATATACTCTTCATTTAAATTCGCCATTGCTTCTATTGCAATTACCGAAGTTGTATCTCCGCTTTCTGTAATCCAATTTACTGAAAGATTTTGATTTTCTTTTGTTACTTGTCGAAAATAGGTAGATGAACCAGATGATTTCAGCATTGATTTGGCAGAAGCTTTTTCCACTCCATAAATCAACTTGGCATCTTTAATATTCAGACCTACGATATTCCCCTTATTGTTCCCTTTACCGCCACCATTCGGGTCTTCATTCTCACTGTCGCTACAAGCCGTTAACAATAGGGCGAACAGCATCATTAATAAACTTAATTTCTTCATTTTTCTGTTGTTTAATTATTTCTGTTTGATTGATTCTTTTATTCTCTCATAGAGCGACTGCAATTGAGGTATAGCGTTAATATCTTTTAGTACTGCATCTTTGGGCATCACAAGAGGATGAGACGGATAACCTTTCTTTGTAACTCCATAAGCCTTGAATATGGTATGACTGGCATCAAATAAGCTTATTAAGCCTGTAATATTCCGCTCACTGTTTCCATAGAATAATTCCGAGAGAAAATTTCGCTTTTTATCATTCATTGTCGCTCCCCAAGCACACCACACATCAATATCTGAAAGTGTGCCTAGTAGAGCGGTAATAGATTTAATATTCTGGGCGTGTATATCCTTGTCATAGGTCATGTCTTTGTGCATATCTTCGGGATCAGTAGCCCTTTGCGGATAAACATTCAGCATATACCAAGAGCCATATTCTCCACTTTGTTTGGCATAATTCCGTACACGAGTAAGTGTTGGGTCTAAGTTCTCGGGCATTGCCGTACTTGGATTTATACCTATACAAATTAATGTTTTCTTTATTTCCATATTAAACATTTCACCAAGAATATACCTTACATCTGTTAGTTCATAATCGTATTGTAATCTGTACTTTGGTACTGATTCATACTCATATACCCAATTCCCTTTAGTCACTTTTTTTGCCATTATCTTAGTTATTATCTGACCCGTTTACTTAGTTTAACTAAGCACGAAGATAAAACCTTTTTGTTACTTTATCTTATATTTTTCAAGGTTTTATGAAATCAGAAGTTGATTTGTTCGTCATTAATAAGATTCGGGAGAAACGCAAGGAGCTCAATATATCCCAAAGGGGATTAGCTGAGATTCTTGGTTGCTCTGACGGTTTTATCGGACAAGTGGAATCTGAAAAATACAACATCAGATACAGCGTACATCAAGTCTATACTATAGCTAAATGGTTTGATTGTCCTGTTTCTGATCTTTTCCCACCTATTGATACCGATAACCCTTAAATCTTATTTTTGAGCAAATCTAAGATAGTGGCTACGACAAATTCGGTCGGTGCTCTGATATTATTTCTGATTTCTTTCATTTTAGGCAAAAAAATAACCGCTACATTGCTGTAACGGTCGCTGTTGATTCTTATATTTTCTTTTATACTATCATATATTCAGTATCTCTTCTTTTCCCGATTCAGTGTCTATGATTAAATACTGTTTCATTCCTGTATCTGTGAGTATGAATTTTCTATTTTTATCATGGACTATTTCTATCTGCCCTGATTCTAATCTATTATGTCCAATCACTTGAATATTATTTCCATAGGCTGAATCTCCAAGAGAAGCAGGACGTATCCACAGAGGACTTTGATAATCATTATCTCCGCTATTGTCTGAATTCGATTTACTTACATAATCAACAAACAAAGGATTCTCTTTAAATCTTTGATTAATTTCTGATTCACTGTTTATACCTTTCTTTTTCATCCAAACCGAACTAAGCCCAGCATGAGAGAACAGATAATTATCATATTGGGTAATTACTTGGAGCATCCCTCTTTCTATAAGGAAAGTAAGATAAGGCTTTACCAATTCGTAAGTTTTAGAGTTGAAGTCTACCTTCTCTCCTCCAACATATTGTAAATCATGATTCCCAATCAATAAATCCACCGATTGAAATTCCTCTTTAAATTCTACTATATGTTCCAAATTCTCTACTTGCTGGCTTGGAGAGGATTGTTCGTATTTGGCATCCAGATAGTCGCCCAAGAAGATGAATCTATCAACATTATCGTATTCTCTGTCAACGATTGTTTCCCACAAGGTAGAGCCATGTATGTCACTTATCACACAAATTTTCATTGGTCGTATTTTTTGAGGGTTTCCGCCAATCGTTCTTTTATCTTCTCTCGCAAGGATTGAGGAGACAGCACTTCTACATGTTCCCCATAGCTAAGTATCTTATTTTCTATTTCGGGATTGATAATGATTTGCAAGTTTACTACATCTTCGTTTATTTGTTGGCTTTTGTGTAATGGCAGGGCAGACAAATGATTTATCATTAATTGAGAGAACCGAAGTTGTACTTCTTCAATCGGAGCGTTGATATTTTGTTCTGGCTCATATACCAATCCAAAAACATTGTCGAACTTGCTTGCTGTTTCAGCTAATTGCCTCTCCCGTTCAAATCGGGTATTGGTAAGAGTCAGTTTGGAAATTCGGTCTAGTCCAAAAGTGCGGAATGCTCCTTTCTCTCTTATGTAGGCAAACAGATACCATCGCCCTGTAAATTCTTTCAGCAGATAGGGTTCTGCTATATAGGTTTTGTTGGTTTGCTTCTCATAATTAAGATGCTGATATTGGATTACAAGATTGCTTCGGATGGCTTGCAAGAGAGTACCCAAATGCTCAATTCCTTTAAATTCGGTATTGGGGCTGATGGATAGGTATTGCAAAATATCTTTCTTATCCTTTAGGCTTTGTAAAATAATATCAGAACTTTCGGATAGATTGATAAAGTAAAGTATCTTAGGTAGATCGAGAGAGCTATCGGTATTAATAAAATAACCGTTCTTTTCACTATCGTATATTATATCTACATCTAAATCCGCTCGTATAGAGGCTATATCCCGTTGCAAGGTTCGAGGGGTTATCAAGCAATCGTGAGCTTCAAGATACCTTCGAATGATTTCCATACTTGGAGTATCGCCCTGCATAATCCGCTTAATAATGAGGTAGTTTCTTCTTATATTATTCTTTGTTGCCATATTTACAATAGGTTTTCAAAAATCGTTCCGTACTGATAAAAGAGACTATTCCTCCGTAAGATTATTTGAAAGAAACGAAATATCAATTGCTTTGGCAAATATAAGATAATTGCTACGTCATTTTGTGTCGTGGTAGTAATTTATTCTTTTAGTTTCTCTCTAATACCTTCAATAATTGTGTCCGCATCATGATTTTGATTAAGGTAAGCCTGCATCATTGCCCGTATTTTTTTCATTTGTTTGCCCATCGCTCCTTTGGTCTTATCTTCATAAAGTTTCATGTCTTTGATTTCCTGTTCGATGCTCTTCAAATTGAAGTTGTGATAACGGATAATACACCATAGACCATAATCAACTATGTTATTAATTTGCATGGTATCGGATTGAGGAATGTTCGAAGTGAATATTTTGTCAAATTGGGTAAGGATGATATTCTTGGAAGCATTCATTACGGATTGATAGTCTGTATTCTCAATGCTTAATTCCTTTTGTATCTTACGTTTATTTTCAAGTTTGACCTCAAAACGGGTCTTACCTTGGAAATAATCAAGGATGGATGTTGAATTGTCTGTTTTATTCAAAAATGGCTTGTTTCGAGAAAGATTGATCTCTACTTCTTTATTATAAATGCTAATAGACTCCCGACAATCCTCGGCTTTGACATTTCTTGTAAAAAGGATTGCATCTGTATATCTGTACCATTTATATCTGCGATAGTCGCCTGTACATTGATTGAGCCTGTTTAGTATTTCGGCGGTCAGTTGTAAATCAATATCTTTAGTTACATGCAATTTATTGAAATAGCAATCATTGATTATGCTATTAATATCTAGTTGGCAGATACCGAGCATTTCGATATTGGACAGGCATTGTTTGAATGTCTGGTCAGATATTAGCAGTGGGTAATCATTAAGAAGCAATTTAGAGGAAAACTCAATAGTCATTCGATTAGAACGGTAGTTTGCTCTTATATTGAGCTCAAAGGGTGTAATATCTTTGTGCATTTGTGAGATGTATTCCATTGATATTGATTCTCCTGTTTTTATCTCTATATCATTTTTAAACAATTCGTCATTAGCATTCGAAATGTATTTTGTCTTAGTTACAAACCGAACCGTGTCTAATTTTAGAGGAGTAACTGATTTCATATCTTTTATAATATTTATCAGCGAGTTGCCTGATTGAATACCGAAACCCGATTTAATAAAAAGTAAAAGCTGGATTAGTTTAATCTAACCCAGCTCAACCCAGTTTTCACTTAATCATCGAAGTCATCAAACTCTAAAGAATTAATGTGATTGAAATAATCTTGCTCTATGAGGTATTGAGTCATCGAAATATCCGAATGTTCATACAGCGGTTTCTTTCTATTTTCCTTGATGGCTATAAGAGATTCCCGACAAGAGGAAAACCATGTTCGCTCTTCATCATCTGAATGATGCTCAACAAATAATACTTCTCCTTCTGGAAATGGCTCATTATAGCATCGCATTGATTCTAAGAGATGCTTGCTATATCCATCATTAGGAACTGAAATTTCATATAACCTATTCATCACATAATACTGTGGATTTTCTTCCTGATTATTTTTCTTGTTTTCCATAACTTCTTCTGTTTTTAAATTTTTTTTGTTCATAATTTGTAATTTAATTGTTATTGATTGATTTTTAATCACTTGTTATCTTCTCTTAAGTCCAAACACACCCACGGCTCCTTTCTGTTTTCCATAACAGCTATAAGAGATTCTCTACTAGTCGAAAACCAGAATCTAGCATTGTCTTCTATTTGATGAAATATTTCTCCATCAGGAAAAGGTGCTTTTAGATACTCTCCCATTTTATGCATGTTTAGACAGAATCCAAAATGGGCAACTGTAATTTTGTGGTCTTCCCCCATAACATAATATCGTGGAATTCTGTCCTTAGAACGCATTCTCTTTACACTCTTCTGCATCTTCTGACCGTTCAGAACTTCACTTACGCTCAATCTTCTTCCTCTCATCTTTCAATTTTTTTAAATATTAATACTAAATAGTTTTTTGTTATTTTCTCTTGTTTAATGATCTAGTGAAATAGTCGCACAGGTCTAAGCCTTGCTCTCTTTCTTCTTCAGTAGCGTTCTTCTCCAAAGTATCGTCAATGTGATAATATTTGAAGAATACTTCTTGTGCTATCCGATTCACTTTTGATTTCCAAATGGAGTAACAGCCTAAATCGGGGAAGAAAATCACTTTCCTGCTTTTGAGTACCTTGCACTTCTCTGCATTTAGATTCGATAATCCTCCTGTTGCCAAGCAAATCAATTTAGGATAAAGGACAGAGGCGATACATGCCGTTTTTTCGCTCTCAAATACTGCGTGAAGAGCATCTTCGTTTCCTTTTAGTTGATCCTCTCCGAAAAAGCACTGTACCATGTTGAAACTAGGGCTGATTCTCTGTTGTCTTTTGAGACTAGCGTGTACCCAATCGTAGTTGTAGCCTTCGCCCTTCAATCGCTTACCCATCTTACTGTCGTAACGCATCATCTTACCTGTACGAACATTCCCTTCAATATCAATCTGCCAAAAGACAACAGCATCTTCCATTTTATTTGAACCGCCCAAATGATACCTCTTAATGAGATTTTCAACAACCTCAATACCATACTTCGGGTTTTTACCTATAATGTTGTAGAGCCAACGGGTAAAGCTGTTTATGTGTCCATTATTCGCCATTGATTGAGCTACTAGTCCAGCATCAAGAAATGATGGTTCTTGTTGTACATTTTCCAGCTTCTTTATTCTTAGAGGTACTACTGAATAGGTGGTGTAATATTGTGGATTATCTTTCGCATAGTCTCTTGGTGGATAGTGGTAACCGCATTTAACTTCTCTATTGCATTTACCTACCGTATCAGCTACATACAGCATTGTTTGGTTATCGACATAACGCCTGAATTCTTTCTTTCCACATTGAGGGCAGATATGGATATACCCTCTTCCTCGTCTTTTGTCTAAAGTGTATCTGTAATTCATTTTGTTATTTTTTGAATTTTCGTTTTTAAACTTTAAAGGGTAGAAAAAACCGTCAAAACCGTCACCGACTTTCAAGAAGTGACGGTTCTGACAGATTTTCTAGGCTAGTGATCTTTTTTCAATGAACACCACTCTTGGTCGGGAACCATCTTTTTCAACTCTGATGTTTTTGCGTCGTAATTGCCTTGAAAACATGTTGCAGGAAAGAAGTTGCAAGCAATTGGCTTCACAATGCATCTTAAATTCATCATAGAGAGATTGTAGGGTTATACTGGCAGTCTGGGCTACAACATATCCTTTGGTTTCCAAAAAGTCAGTTGTTGGATTGGCTTCGCTGAAAAACTCTTTCTTAAATTTTTCAGACGCTTGGCATTCAGTAAATTTTCCGTTAGTCATCAGGCGTTTAATTCCCTCAACAGCAAGATTCATAATACCGCTATATTCTTCTGCTAGTTCTTCTGCTAAACGGATATTAATTTTTTCTTTGGCAACCTTTATCAGAAACAGAATAAGGTTGATACGTCTTTCGAAGCCATCAGTCAATTCAATATTTGTGTCTAAAAAGACGTTTGTATTATAGATTTGACAGGCATAATCTTTCATTTCAATGGCACTTCTGTAAATGTCCCTAGCTGGTATAGGCTCGTTTGAAGCCATTTTTTTGAATACATCAATATCCAGTTTATCGTTGATGTCGCTTCCATAATTCAGCAGCTTGTAGTTCAATTTCGCCCGACAGTAGTTTTTATTCTTGGTAACATCTTCCAAAGAATAATTGGTAACATTAGCCTCGCCTAAAAGACCCCTAACAATTTGGTATATAACCGATTTCCCGTTTAACCCATCTCCAATTAAGAAGAGAATTGCTTCTAATGGGATTTCATCCTTTACAAACGGACGACCTATATGTTCCATCAGAAGATATTGAGCTTCTTCGTCAGGTAGCATTTGATCCAAGAATGCTTTAAATTTTGGACAATCGGCTTTGGGGTCGTAGTCGTATGACAGGCAATACTTTAATCCGTCTTTAGCCCTGTGCTCACGGAATATTGTAGTGTTCTTACGGTGGTTGATAACCAATGTGCCATTCTGGAAATTGATATAAGAGGTATGTTTCTTTTTTTGATCTTTTTGGAAAGATGTTGATACCAATTGTTTGAATAACTTTTCTTTGGAACTAAAGAAGTTGGCTTCGGTATGGGATAATCCCATTTTCTCGGCAACCGTTCCTAAAAAGTTTTTGGCTTCTTCCGTACTTAATAACTGCCAAAATTTGCCATTGTACATAAGGATATACCCACCTTCACGAATAGTTATTTCCCTGTTGTGGAATTCGCAACACTCCAAAAGTTGATCTATGCAGACCACTACCTTATCGTCTATGTTGGCTTTTCCTTTCGGATTATCTGATAATCCGTTAAAGTCAACAGGCTTGATGCTATTTAGCATATCAGCACACAATTCTTCGGGTTTGGAATAGGTGGGTAATGGCATTACTTCCGCTTCTTGTTCAATTTGAGCGATACTTTCTGTTACGCTGGCTATCATATCTTTAGCTGTTTCCACGTTATTGTCTGAATTTATACTGTTTGCTGTATCTATTATGTTATTAGTCACTTCCATTTGTAAAACCTCCTTATGCATTTAGTTTGATTAATATTGAATCGATCTGTTCTTGTTTGAATAATGAGCGTCTACCACATTTATAGCACTCAATAATTCCGTAGTTTACATATCTGTGAAGCGTGGCATAAGAGATATGCAGATAGGCACAAACATCGGCTCTGGTAAGCATGGGCTCTTTTGTCGGTTTCTTACTCATTTTTTCTCTTTCCTTCAACTCTTCTTTAATAATGTCTCGTAAGCCCGAATTGAGTTTGTCTATCAATTCGTTTTCGTTACCTAGTATAAAAACTTCTTTTTTCATGTTCTTTTCAGTTTCTAATTTTACAATAATTTTAATATGAAGAGTTGCAACTTTCATGGTGCAAATTAAGGCTAAAATGCTCATTTTGAGGGTGTAGTTTTATTCCGAGAAATTGGGTAGTTTATTCCTATTTTTGGGGTAGTTTATTCTCGGATGTTTACGGATAATCTAATGTGATAGTATAATGTGTTGATATACAGAATAAAAAAAGGGCACACTCTGATAAGAGCATGCCCAAGCATATTTTACGGATATTTTTTTATTTTAAAGTATTTGCATATTTAAAAGTAGGATTTTTAAGGGTATTCTTCTTTTAGTTTTTGAATGAATCCTTCCTGTTCAGTAGTCAAAGGTTTGTCCAATTTGACAGGTCTATCTTTTAGAGCTTCTCTGATACTTTTGCGGATTAATGGATTTTCTTTATCTAATGTGGATAGCAGTCTTAATCCTTCAAGCCATACCTCTGAAAACCCTTGTCTATATCCCATATCCGCAGAGCGAAGATATTTTTCTGTTGTAGAAAGAGAAGTCCCAACCAATTCTTTTATAAAACCGACAAATGGATCTTCTGTCACCTTGATGTCCATTCCGTTTTTACATAAGGTCTTAAGAATATAGACTATAAGCTTTGTGTCCAGTTTACTTGTTGCAAGAGCATCTAACAAAGAGGTAGCCATATCAATGTATTTCTGCAATAGAATATACCAATTTATGAGGGTCTGATTTGTTAAGGTAGATAATAATGTCTCAGAATGGCTATTTTTACGATTGTTGATTACATATAGCTTACTTATCAATATAGAACGTAAATCTGTAAGCGACTTGCTATTGGCTGAAATGTCAGATTTTGCACAATCATACAGTGATTGATATACATCAGGACTTACCAAAAAATCAAAAAAGTCTTTTTCGTATTGTTTAGCTGTTATATATGGGTAAAGATCAATCCTAAACTGTCCTCCTAAGATTTTATTTTTACGCTCGGTTCCATTTATCTTATCAAATTTTGAGAGTTTCTCGTCTTGCTCTACTAAGTAATGATTCCGTAGTTCATCAATACAGGAAAGTCTATAAAAAATATCCGCATCAAAAAATACTTGACCATTGAATATATTGAATGAAGCTGTTATATCATCTTTATCTTGGTAGCTGTTGTTATCAATAAAATTTTCAATTTTTTCTTTTGCATAGTTTCCGATTTGCGATTTTATCATAAAAAAATCGGCTTTAGGATATTTTAATGCTACATCAAAACAATCAAGAGATATTTCTAAATACCCTAAAAACTCCCATATCCCTTTTAAGGGTATATTGATTTCTATTAGGGGAAAAGTTTCGCCTTTATATTTTACTATATTTTCAAAATCAAGTTCATCCTCTTCTTCGTTTACTTGATCGAACATCTTTTCTAATTCTCCTTTTTCGGGGTGATTGTATAGCTCACTTCTACGTTTGAACTCTTCAAAATCCATTGCCATAATTTTCCGTTTAATTGTCTAAGTGAATTTCTTTGTCTCTATTCAAATCTAATCGTTCTTTATCGCTCCAAAAATCAAAACAGTCTTTTATTCTGGCTGCTGAGAATTCTAACTTTTGTTTGATGCTTGGCGAAAGACTTTCACAGTTTAGAAGCTCTTTCAATTCATTTTCTTTTTCTGTACATAATTTGAAAAATCCGTTGCCTTGGTGCTCTTTGTTTGAATTAATCACAACAGCCGAAAGTAGAGGTCTCCCTTCTTGTAATTCAAAACAAGAAACATTAGATAGCATGGTTGACATCATTTCTACGTGTATATCATATTGCATCTCTAAGCCAAGATCAGCAATATTAGATAGAGCTTGATAAGCTACTGTGCGTTTGGCTGCTGCAAATTTAATAAGAGCCTTCCTTACCCTTTTCTCGGTAGGAGTTAATTGAATTTTTTCTTTTGAATGTTCCATCTGTTGTTATATTTTTATTTTTAATATTTGATAATCTATTTGTTATATTGTTGATTTATAGTTGATAGCCTTAAGGGACTTGAACTTCCCATTCAGAGACGATGCCAGAAAAGGCTTTTCAAATTAAATTCTCTTCGAGAGACCAACGGGGAGCCCAATTTGGGTGTTTTGAGAATATAAACATCATTGCTTTAATATGCCCTCATGCCAACACATCCATATCAACCATCTGTTAATAGCTTTGATCCCTGTTTCATTTATCCATGTGTATGTCTTTGTGCAATATTGAATACTGGCTTCTTCTATTTCTGTTGCAGATAGTTGGATATTAGGTTCTGTTATTTTATAGATATACTCATAGATTTGATTTTGAATAGTTTTAAACTCTTCTATGATTGTGCTGTAATTTTTAATATCGTTTATTTGGGCAAACTCTATGAATTTATACTCAGAATTACCCATTGACGATGAAAATAAATCTAACAACTGATTCTTATCTATATTTCTCATTTAGATTATTGTTTATTATAGGGGAAGGAGGGAGGGAGATATTCCTACATTTTCATCCTTTCAATATTTCCTAATAGTTTTGGTCGAAATCTCCAATAAAGCTTTTCTCCACATATCCAAGTAGATGATAAATCATTTATTTCACACTCAGTCCAATAAAAGAGACCATCTTCAATTATTATTGAGGCATCGTAAATAATATCGTCATAAGGATAGTAATTGAATTTAATCGCATCTTCAAATTTCAGTTCTAATACTGAGTTAGGGGAGAATTGTCGTTGAAATAGAATTGATACAGTCAATTTATTGTCAAATCCCATACTTAAGTTTTTCTCAACAAATGCTCTAGTAGATATGTGAAAATCTCTAATGCAGCTATCATGAAAGAAGCCATACAGTTCTAACACGCTATCAATATCAGATTGAGTCTTTATTTCTGTCCACATATTAGTCTTGTCTTAACGCAAATATTTTATCCAAGACTTTAGCTAATACCACTTCATTAAATTCTTCGTATATGGCAATATTCCGAACATTATACTTATCCATGTTGGGTTCGAGAACAATAAATTGATCTTCTTCTTTTTCAGCATCTTTCTTTCCTTCCCAAATCCAGCCAACAGATATGCTATTATTATTGGCTTCATTTATAGTATTGTCCTTAACAATGCCTATAGCTTTAATAGTTAATCCACTCGTAGGATTATATGATTTGATATACAGTATATCCCCGATTTTTATATGTCGGAATAGTTTGTGTAATTCTGGTGCATCTTTATCCGTCCAACTAAGGAATGCAACCTTATCCTTTATGAAAGAATCAAATACATCTTTTTTCTCAAATGTTGCCCCTATCCCATATACAGCCATAGTAATTTACGATTTGTTAATTCAGTGTTATTCATTTTGTGTAATAATAGGTTCTAGTCAACCCATAACCTGTAGATTTTTGATTTTCTTCACCCCACTTATCAAAATCAAGATGTCCTAATTCTTTCCACTCAATATAATTGCGTACAAGTTCTAAATCTTCTTCTAAGGCTTTTTCCAATCTTAGTTTAACCTTACCATCGTTGAGTAGATTTATTTGTTCTTTTATCTTGTTTGAGAGTAGAATATCTTCGTATGGGTCTCCAATATAATAATCAGGTAAATGATGTACAGAATAATATATTTGATAACTCCACCAAGAAATAATAGTGCTTCTTGCCATGTCATCAAGTGGATTCAATTCTAATGCTTTAAATAGATGATCCTCACTTTTATAATATTTTCCATACCACCTAAAAGGTCTGTTATCTTCGTTTTCTAAAGCACACCATTCTTCAAGTGTTGGTTTTATAACTTTTTCACTTAGAGGTTGAGGAAAACCGCCATAGTCAGCATCTTGCACCGTTTCAAAATATGGAAAGATATAGCTAACAAATTCTATTCGTTGAGTTAATACCCATTTTTGAGCATCCTTTATAAAAGTGTTAAGATGTTCGAAAGCCGTCTTTCTTAAGCCTTTTTCTCTGTCAGAACAATAATTAGCATATTCAGCCCATTCAACTTTCTCTTTCGTTGAATTGGCTAGTATTAGTAATGCTTCATTCTGACTATTCGCTATCATTGGCTGATAAGTGATTAATGTATGTTTTAACAAAAGTAATACTAATTTGGATAAATGTACAGAATATGGTTTGATTATTGTATCGGGCTCATAGCTGGGCTCTCAATTGGAACCCGAGCCCACTTAATTGCGGTATATCAGTTGAGGTTCAAAGTGGGATTTTAGTACTTATTTCGGGAAAGAAGATTAGATATAAAGTTGCATATAATCAGCTATGAATGTGCCATTTGGATAGTATTATGAGCTCTCAGCCATTGGGACCCGATTTGGAACCCCGTAAAAAATAAGCCCCTGTAAGTTATTGTCTTACAGGGGCTTTTGACACGTATTTGAGGTTCCTGGCGTACCACAAGTTTTTTAATGTTGGTTATGTAATAGATTAACATATATAAATTTATATATTGCATTACAATTGGTTGTAGGTATATTGATGTAACCGAAAGCAAAACATATTAAAAGTATTCAGACCATTATTCAGACCTTTTATCATTTTCTTTCTCATTTATTTTAGACATCATTATTTCTGCATTTTCTTCTTTAGATACCTTTATATATTTCAAAAAAGTAGCTTCTGATGTGTGTCCTGTAATTTTCATTATCTCAAGTGGAACATATCCCATTTTGAACAGATTGGTTGCACAGCTTCTCCTGGCCGTATGAGTTTTTATCAGATCATGCTTCTTGTATAAAGTCTCTATCATTTTGCCCCCTTTTTTTTCAGCAATGATAATATCTCCTGTTATTCCGGCCCTTTTGCCAACCTCTTTAATTTGTTCATTCAAATCTTGCTCATAAGCTTTAGGGCTGTGATAATTGTATTTTTTTAAAAGAATATCAAGCTCCGGGAAAAGGAAAGGGATAATAACTCGTTGTTTAGTCTTCTTAGTCACAATATCTATGACTTTCGTTCCGTTGGAGGTTGATTTTATATGTTCCGGGCGAAATCTTGAATAGTCAGAGAAACGTTGTCCCGTGTAGCAGCCTATAAGAAATAGATCCCTGGCTCTTTCTCTAACTTTGTCGTTAGAAAGATCAAGATCGTACATTGCTTTTAATTCATCGACTCTTAAGTATATATTATCAACATCCTCCATATTAGCTTTGAAATCTTCATCTTTGAAAATTTCATTTGTATGAAAGCTCTCCTTATATGCTACTTTCATAACAAATTTCAATGACTTAATTGCTCTGCCAATAGTATTTTGTTTATAATTCTTAGAGTGGCAATATGTAATGAATTTAGTATAGAAATCGTTGGAAACACTATCAAATGCAAGTTGACCCCATATGTCGCCAAAAGATGCTATTTGATTTTTGCATACACTATGCATTTTAATTGTTCCGGGAGTGTAGACGGTCCCTTTGTCAGTTAAGAAAGTTCCGTTGCTCATACGCTCGATCAGATTATCATAATAATCAGTTATGATTGCAGGAGGAATAGGTTCATCTTCTTTCTTTCGTCCTAAAAATTCAGAAAGTTTATCTTTGATTATTTCAAGGGATATAGTTTTGTCTCTTTTCAGATCGAGAACTAAATCTCTTATAAAGTAATCGATCTCATCAAGATGAAGTGATATATATTGCAATTCTTTCAAGACAAGAGGATGCAGATTCCTTAATGTTTTTCGGTCAGTGGTTGGCCTTTGATTGTCCTTATCCCAAAGTATAGGTATTATCTTGTCACCTGTATCTACTTTTAACTCTTTGTACTTATATCGAATATTTACACGAATATATGTCGGTTCAATAGAGTTCGGTTCTCGGATTGTGTATTTTGGTTCAAGTCCAGCCATATCTATTTAGAAATTACAGATCCTTTCCCAAGCATTATCCATTCTACTGAAACATTGAACTTTTGAATAAGCAGTAATATATTCGTTATCGTTGGTTCGCTTGTGGAGCTCTCAGATTCCATTCTGTTTAAATTACTCGCACCGGCTAATCCAACAGCTTCACAAAACTCTTTCTTTGTCTTAACAAGCTTCAGATACCTCAGTTCGTTGAAAGAATCAACAAACCTCTTAGTTACTTCTCTGGATTCTTTAATTGTTGCTTTTGGCGGCATAGTTATTTATAATTGATCTCTTCTTAATTTTCCTGCAACTTTATAAAGATGTTTTATATCATCTATATAAATATCCCGATCAGGGTATTTTCTCCTACCATCGGGATTAATCTCTGTATTGAAAGATGTCATAGTGATATATTCATCTCCTTTATTGCTTTCGTAGACGTTCTTTATATACCTATCTTCGTTTGTAATAATAATATAGCATTGTCCGAAATCAAAGTCATTACGTCCTTCTATTGGTCTAACAAATATTATATCTCCCGATTTAAACTTGTCATACATGCTATCTCCGTAAACGGTAATTCCATAGCATCCATCAAACTTCGGGATACTTACCCATTCAACAACTTTATTTTCATCACCCTCTAATCCTATGCCATGACCGGCACATACGCGAATGTCAAGTATTGGTTGTCCTTGATTATAGTTGTTGATGATTAGCTCAGTGGATTCATTTTTTTCGGATAGCATCTCGCCTTCTCCTGTAAGAAGCCATCCTTTATTTAGTTCAGGAAATACAGATAATATCTTACTTAGCATAGCTTGACTAATTGACTTTGTTTTTCCTTTTTGTATATCGTAGATTGCTTGAGGTCTCTCCAAGCCTATCTTTTCTGAAAAAGACTTGGCGTTTAATCTGCTGTATTTTAATATTTTGTTTAGTATTTCCCTAGCTTCCATATTATAGAAAATGTTAAATCTGTACTAAATACAGAAAATATCTGTTCGACATATTTTAAATACAGAAAATATCTGTATATTTGTTGCATCGTATAAATATAATGTATTTCAAATACATTTTTGATACAAAGTAAAACAAACAAATATATATAAAAAATAACTCAAAAGGAGTATTAAACAACTAGAAAGATTATGGCAGACTCGAAGAAACAACTAGGCTCCGGATATATCGAAGCAGCTTGCAAAGAACTTGGATTGACAAGAGGTGTGTATTACAATGCTATTAAGAATCAAGAAGAGGGTAAACCATTATCCAAAGATCAGGTTGCTGTGTTATTCAGGCTCAAAGAAATGAAAGATGAAGACACTATAAAACTGAAAAGCCTCAATCAATAAGTGATGCAGTTCACTCAGAGAGAACATGATGTTCTAAAGTTTACAGCACACGGATATACTCCGGATGAAATAGGAGACTTTCTCGGAATAACAAGAGAAACCGTTCGGAAAATAACGTGCAACATTAAGCTAAAGGCAAAGCTTCAAAAATCTACTGAATTAGCTGCTTATTACTGGTGTAAATACTTTGGAACGAGCCTAGAAGATCAGAGGAGACAATTGATATCGGCAATATTCGCTTTCATCATCATTTTGTCCATTCCTATTGATTTTGACAATGACAGAAACAGGATCAGTTACAGAAGATCTGAAACAGGATATAGAGCAAGAAAAGATACATAAAAGCATATGGCAGAAGCAGTATTAATGGTTACGATGACAGTATCAGAGCTCCAATCAATGATTAAGAGTGCTGTTAATGAGGTTATACAAAAAGAATTTGCACCCTTAAGAAAGCAATTTGAAGATAGACTTATAACCGCTGATGAAACCGCCACTAAATTACAAGTGACCCGTGTAACATTGTATAATCTTGAAAAACGGGGACATCTATTGCCTATACGAGTTGGAAGTAAAGTAATGTACAGTGAAAGTGCTATAACAGTGTATTTAATGTCAAAAAATAAATAATCATGGCAAAACAAACAATTAACTGTGAAGTGACAGAATCGCAAATGAATGATATCATTCAATCAATCTCAGATTATATGTATAATACTGATCTTGAAGATTTAAGCTATCAAGAGGTTGTAGACGGTGTAAGGGTCTATGTAGATTTTTCAGTTGGATTTGGAGAGGTCACTATAAAAATTGCTGAAATTCAAGAGTATCATTATCAATTAACCTATGAAAGAGATTCTTTCGTCTTAAAATGCAAGCTTGAAGACGAGGTGATGAATCACTTCAATGAATATCTAAAAGATTCAAGATTGCAAGCTCAGGAAATACGCAGAGATCAAGTCGAATCACTTTTAAATTACGCCATATGAAACTTGAAGATAAACTTAAAGAGATCCACGAATTACAAGAAGAAATCGATCAATACGAAGTCGATTCTTACAAAAAATAGCAAAAATCTATTCTTGGATAATCGGAATTGTATTTGGAGTAGCAATCAGTTTTATACTTTATATATCATGAAAAAACAAACTAGAAACAGGATAGAAATAATTATCCTCTCCCTTATCGCTTTAGCTGGCTTTATATATGTGAACAGTCAGGAGGCGAAATTAGACAGACAAATACAAGAGTTAAGAAGTGACTATTATGATTACATGATAGAATAAAAAAAACAGGCGTATCATCACGACAAACCTGTTTTAACCAATTAAACATCGATTATGAATCGACATTCAATCACAAAAGTATGATTTTTTATTAAAACCTGTATTCACCAATTAAACATCAAAATTATGTCAGACAAAAAAGAAACAACAGAGATCTCACAACTCGCAGGAACAGAAGTTAGATTTTGGATTCCCAACACAGAAGAGTTAGGTGTGTTAGAAGGATTAGATCCAAAACGCTCGTTAACATTGAAGTATAAAACTCAGGACGATTGGGCAGCTATCAAAGGTCAACCGATCAGAGCCTACTACATGGGTATTCGTGAAATTCCCAATGAAGATGGCGAATTGATTAAATGTGGAGTGTTTGTGACTGCTACCGAAAACTTCATATCCGGTCAAAAGGTGTTAGTAGAAGCAATATCTTCTTTGGATTCTAAAACACCTGTAGAAATTACATATTTGGATAAATCCAAGAATAAATCTACAGACGGTTCAACTATGAGGTTTGAAGTTAAGGTTCTGGGATAATGGATATCAGAGACCTTTTAGATGATGAGGATTTGGATGGCTTGGATTTTTCAAGCCTCCAAACTCTTAACAGAATGCAAAACATCTCAGCAGGAATTGAACTTGACTATGATAAAGGTTCTTATCCTCCACTTGAAACGATGTTGGATTTTATCCGGGTTAACTGGGATAAAAAGTCTGTAAATATTGATCCCGAATCATTATCCGTAAATGGTATATGCGTACAAGATGATATGCAGACGTATCTCGATTCACCTTGTATAAGTTCAGGTAATAAGAAAGAAGCCCTCAAAAGCCCACTCGCATTTCTAGTCAATTATGAAGAAAAGCTACCTGCTAAAAGTGGAAAGCATTTCGAACTTGGAACATTTGCACATCTGGCATTTTTAGAGCCATCATTGTTTGAAAAAGTTATTGTTGCTCCTGATTGCAACTTGGTTTACAAAGAAGGTGTAATTCAGATGATCAACTTCTATAGGGAATTGGAAGGAAAAGAAAATGCAGTATTCTCAAAGGACCGTAAAATAGATGATCTAAGAAAGATACTTCAAGCTTATCAAGACAGATGCAACCATCAGATAATACAGCCCGAACATAAGGTGATTATCGACCTGATCAAGCATCACTATTACACATACGGTAATGGTATAATATCTAGGATTCTCAAAGGTGCTTTAGTGGAAGTCTCGATGTATGGAAAAGAGACCAACGGATTAGATGTAAGGATCCGTCCTGATGCGATCAATCTAAAAGAGAATATTGGCGTTGACGCAATAATCTCATTCAAGACATCCAGAGCAGATACACTGAGTAAGTTTTATTACGATTGTGCCAAACTGCAATATGAAGTATCAGAAGGTATGTATCAGGATGTTGCTACTTCTGTAACAGGACGCAACTTCAATGTAACCATTATGATTATGCTTCAAACAGTACCTCCTTATCAGCCGGCTGTAATCTGGTGGGATCCTGATGATATTGAAATCGGAAAGTACAAATCAAACCTGGCATCCAGTATTATTCTCGAAAGTATGGAAAATAAATATTATCCGGGATTCGACATAAAAGCAGAATCAGGTAATTATGGAATAATTAAAGGAAAATTACCATTGTGGGCAGGTAAAGAAGAATTACCCACAGCTTCAGAATAACCAATTAAACGTCAAAATCATGGCAAAGAAACCAAAACAAGAAGAACCAGTATCAGAATCAATTCAAAAACTAATCGTATTCAGATTACCGGAAACAGCTCCAGAATAATCCTTATTGGGAGTCGGTAAAACGTAAAGTAAGGCTTCGGGATGGACATTGTTGTCAAATGTGTGGTAAAGATTTCAATTTAGAAATACACCATAAAACATATCGCTTGAATGGAATTTCCATCATTGGAAAAGAACTTGATCATCTCGATTGCCTTATTCTTCTATGTGAGGATTGTCATCAAAAAGAACACAAAAATAAATAAAACCAATTAAACATATCATTATGAATCAAGTTGAAATAAACAAGCTATTAGATAGTCACTGGGATGTACGCAGCAGTGCTGCATCGAATCCGAATACTCCTGTTGAGGTATTGACTGTATTGTCGAAAGATAGTCACTGGGATGTACGCAGACGTGC